GTTTTCTGTTTGGAATCAAATTTAATTCCATCTCCTGCAATTATGTGGGCATCTTCATCTGAGCCTCCAAATAAAATGTTGTTTCTTAGATCTCCCCATTCTTGACTTTCGGGGTCGATTCCTAAAGCACATGGTCCATTTGTTCGTTCTCTTCCTAATTGCTCTGTGAACCATGATAAGTGTTTGCGTGCAACAATAAGGAAATGTCCTGGGCTTCCAGAAAACAATCTTGTGTCTCCTGCTTCAACTTTACTAAGTGACTTCCGTTCATCCTTAAGTAAATCCTGAAATATGACGTCATCTAATGGTCCGTCATCTAGTTGTTTGTCTAAATCTTCAACTAATTTCTGAAATTCAGGTGTTGGTGTAATGTGATGTGTGGGGTCAACTTGCATATATGCTGTTTTTCCTGGTGCTTTACTTTGTGGTGGAAATGGGATATTGTATTTCTCACAAGTTGATTTTCGAATATATCCCATAGATGTATTGATTTTGACAGCATCTACAAAGGACCATGATGGGACTCCATTGTAACATTCATCCCATGTAAGTTCTCTATATTCAGTTTGGAACTTCATGTGTCCTCCTAAGGCTTCAGCACAATCTTTGAGCAAGTCTGGGCGTGGTACTTGTTGGTCTACATCATCGCTTTTAAGAATAGCTTTTTGCAATGGTGATACTCGCTCTCCATTTTTATTTGTGAAAGGAGCTAAACGAGATGGTGCTGTAGTTGGTGTTGAGAATACACCATGGCATGCACTGGGCATGATTTCTGTTTTGCGTGGTTGGAAGACTCCTTCATTTTGTGGTACTTCTTCTAATAATTGTTGGTTTGCTCCAAGTGAAATATTCATCTTAGCTTGTGCTTTGACTTGGTCATCTTGTTTTGGTACAGCGTCTAATTCTGGCTTGAGTAAGAAAACTCCAAAGCCTCTATATCGTCCTCCAGCCACGTGCATTCCTAAGATCTTATGTTGCATCTTAGTGTTGTGGACTACATATAAGCCCCCACAATCGCCATCAATAGTGGCTCCATTGAATTGAAAAAATCGTGCTAGTGAGATGTAGTCCTTGTCTCCAAAATCGGTTTGATATCTAATTGAAGACTTTTGTAAAAATACGCCAGCTTGTTGATTGACATAATCATCATTGCGTTTTGTGATAAGTGATACACGTGATAAGTCTCCATCAAATTCATTAGCGTCTGAGGCCAAGAACTTCGTGATGTCTTTAAAATCGTTAAAAGTCTTGCCATGTGAATCCTTTGTAGGTAATACATAAATTACTAAATCATTCGTATTGTCTCCTGTGTAAAGTATGTCTTCTAGGTCGAAAGTGTAGGTAACTCCTGCTCTTTCGAGTACTAGGTATTTTGCGTCTGAGTAAGTAAGGCCATGTAGTGCTGAGGCCATCTGACGGCCTGCTAAACCAATACCTTGCATTTGGAAAATGCTCATTCCTTCTTCGTCTGTGTAATAAACATCTACTAAGTTGTTTTTAATGATGGGGATGAGTGATTCTGAGGTTTGGTCAATGAGTGATTGTGGTTTGACACCTCTCGCAAGTTTGGATAAATTAAGTTCCTTAACTTCTCGTTTTGTACGAATTTTCTTGGGTGTGCGTTCGTCTCCAGATTGTTGAAATCCTTGGGGAGCAACCTTTGTAAACAGTTTGTATGCTCCAAATATCGCACTACCACATGCTAGTAACATAATGGCTGCTCCTAGGGTGTAACAAAGAACTCTGTTTTGTTTAGCTTTATCAGAAGTAATCTCATAGAGGGCTTCTGTACCATTTGCAATTTGTGCGTATGTGTCTTTGGCCTTAATTTTGGCGATAAGATCAGCTGATAATTGGGCAATGGTGCGGTATTCTTTCTCTTTCTCTTCAGAAGTCTTGCGTTTATTGACTTTCTGAACTACTTTGTTTTGAGCTGAAAGAAGTGCATAGATGTGGTGTAATGCATTTTGTGCTTGTGTATTGTTGTACACGCGTAGTGCAACTCCATCATGATACATTCCAAATGCTTCGAGTGTAAACTTCTTTAAAGCTAACATACTCCCAATTTCATCAGGAGTAGGCGTTTTCACTGGTGCGGCCGCGCCTCGTTGGTTTGGATGTAAGTCCAAGTAAGTTTCTTGAACCTTGTTTCCATTGGTGTTGAATACTTTCTTTGGATTCATTGTGTACATTTGTGGTTTTGCATCCACTGCAACTTTTGGTAGATTTTGCGTGTTAAATGAATCAATTTCTTGTTGCGCTTTGTAAATTGCGTTTTGTACAGGGTTGACAATGTTTTCGTCATCATCAAACGATAGTCCTTGGGTTTTTGTGAGTCTATGGTAAACACTTTCATTGTCCTTGCTTTCAAGCATCTTTTTCGCAATAAGGGCTAATAATTGCGGATAGGCAAACCAATCTGATATTACTGTGTTATCATCAGTGGTGCTAATGAGTCTAAATTTCCAGTAGGATGGTCTAATTTGGGAATCATCAATAATTTCTCTTCCAGTTCCAGGCTCGATACGTGTGGGCACTTTATCAGATAAATCACATTGAACATGGAAAGATCTTCTTCTTCGGAAAGCTCCAACATCTTGTAGTTTAAGTATGGATTCATTCACCTTTCCAGAATTTGCAGTAAGGAAAATAACTTTTGATTTGAAAAAGAACATTCCTTTTTCTTCAGCTCTAGCCATTTCAAGTGGCATATTTGCGTCATTATCCATGCGAATGATATCAAGTAGCGTTTGTGTGAGAATATCACCATCTTGAAATTGCATAAAATCATCCATAACACATGCAAAATTTTCCATATAATTATCCCAATAACCTTTCTGTATGTTATGATCATATTTAAGGTCTGATGGAACATCTTCTCCTGTGTATCCATGTGTAATTTTCCATAAATCAGTCGTTAAAAAGTCAATCATGTTAGATTTCCCTATTCCAGGTTTTCCAAACAAGGACACAACTACAGGTCTTGAACGTGATTTCGAGGATGCCAATTTTTGTAGAACAGCATCATTGTAAGATCTCAAGTCATGCATGCGTTCAAAAAAAACTCGTAAATGGTTTGGTGATACTTTACTTTTAGTGAGTTCCATAGTAAGGGCTCGTCCTGTTGTAATGTGGTTTCTAACTTTGATAAAGAACTGGTAATTAACCATTGTTTCTGTGGGGTGTTGGGCAAGTATTTCATTAGACTCTTCAACCCATGTTTTGACTTTATCAACTAAATCTCGTAATTCTGGAGTGACATAAGGCATGCCAAAAATGGTTTCGTAGGCAAGCATCATTCCAGCTTTGAGAATAGTAAAGGCAATTGAGAATAAATCACGTGCTCCTCGAGCTACTCCAGAGAGTAATATAAAATCTTTAGCTCTCTCTCTTGATGTGTTGTTCTTGAATCCTAACATGTGTGTGACCATTTCGCTAAAAGAATGGGCGAAATGTGTGGATTCCTCTACAGCTTCGTTCTCCTTAGCCTGTGACTTAACGTCATCAGCATATTCATAATCTTCGTGTCGGTTGTCTACATTGTTTAAATATTCCTCTAATTCAGTCTGATCGTCAGCTTCCTCCTCTTGTTGTTCGTGCAAAGGTTTGTAGTATGGTATTTCAGTGTAAAATGTCTCCTTGCCAAAAATTTTTGGGGCTTTGGCTTTGAGAGTATTAATGTCAACTTCTGCACGCTGCCACATATGAGCAGCACCTGTTGCAATTTTGCCAACAGCATGCTCCTCTTTAGTAAGATAGGAGACAAAGCGTTGTGTGGCATCAAACATCTTTTTGATGAGATATTCTGGCAAGCCACATGTGATTGTGTATACCGCCAGCAACATCATTCGAGTCTTGTTGTCCTTAACAAAGAACATACAACATATTGTAGCTATGGCACCAGCAATCTTTGAGAGTATTGAACTATCTTTTACCATGTTGCGTAGTGACATCTTAACATCAGTAACAAATGACTTAAACGTCTCTGTTATATCTCGAATGTGGGCATTGGTTTTATCCATAAAAGCTGCAACATCCTCGCGGGTTTGCTTTGTAGTTGCATCTATGTTAGTAAATGTTTTTCCCATGTCTTTTGCAACGTCTACAACTTCATCGACTTTTTCTGAGAGTTTTGTTAAATGTGGTTTCACTTCTTCCTTTATCTCAGTTGCTTTTCGATCAATAACATCAACTAGTGGTTTTGTGGCGCTGGCCATCATCTGTGGTTTTGCAGATCGAGAGATGAGTTTGGAATACAGTCGCTTAATTTCATTTTCATCAACTTCCACAGCCTTTAGGCATTCGCGGACTGCAGCAATAAAGATAGAGTCTGTCATGTAAGGTTGTAAAATATCTAAAAATTCATCGTCTGGGCAAATAGGCATAGAGATAGAGATAGGTCTTGTGTTTTGGAGTGGTTCTCCTATCTTTTGTGGTGTAAGTAACATGATTGTGTTAAGTGGTAATTCATGTGGAATAACATGACACTGTGCTTTCACATCCTTTGCATGGAATGCTTTTCTAAGTTTCTCTGAGTCAGCATTTTGCTCCATGCTTTCAATCATAACTGAGGTGGTGGGTACAACAAATTGGTCGTACACTGCATTAATCATTTGATCTGAATAAGGTAATTCTGCTTTTGTGAGAATTCGTTTCATGAGTTTTTTACATTGTGGTGTAACTTCACCATCTTCAATGGCGTCCTGCCAATTGAGTGTACACCCATTAAAATCTACAGTGGCGTTTGGTGATTGATCAACTTTAGGGTCGATCCAGATACCAGTTTTCTTACGCATTTCTTCCACAATCTCATAAACTTTTTCATTTGTATGTAAAACGTATGAAATTTCAATTGATTGGGGTTCTGGTTTTCTAAATTCAGCTGGCACATTATTTTGTGCAACAACCATAGTTCCAGATTTTGGAAATGAAAAAGTTGTGCGTGTTCGTGAATAAGGATGATATTTGTGGTCTCGTGAGTGTGGCTTCTTGATGCGTTCGATAAGTTCATTTTGCAATTTAGCAATTCCTTCTTTTACATAAATTTCACTGTTTGATACTATTGCGTCAAGATCACTATCTTTGAGTTTGTTACCTTCAATTTGATTCTTTCGAACTTGAAATTGCTTCATGAGGCGTCGGCATTGTGGGCCAACACCAATAGCAACGTCATCATCAGTGTCTTGAGCGGTTTGGATCAGATCCATAACTTGTTGATACACACGTGATGTGATAATCGTGAAATTAGATAGTGCTAAACTAGTGTTTGTAAGTGGGCTAAAATATTTGGCACAAAAGTCTTGAATCCAGAAAATATTTACAGTTCGTGGATCTATTTCATACGTGCGTACTCCATGTCTAAAATCTTCAGCAATATGTTGTGCAATAATGTCTAAGCGAGAAGCTCGGACAAACTGTGGGTTTAGCCATTCAATCATAGTAGGTCCAGATTGTGGTTTAACATCTGGTGTCCAGTCTTTTCCAAAAGATCCAAGATCAGTGGTAGGGGACCAACCTAATGGAGTGTAATTCTCTTTATCAACAATTTTGGGCTTAATGTCATAGTGAACAATGACTCCATTTTGGTTTTCTTTAGATGCTGTGTAGGTTTGAATTGAAAATTCTCCTCTCATGTCAGTAATAAAACCGAGGGCATAGGTCATACGAAGAAAATCAATGCATAGGTCAATGCAAATATTTTGATTTTCTGAGGTGATAGAATTGTGGTAGAAAAATGTTTTAAAAACATGTTCTACTAACGTTTGTCTTCTACAAGGAAAAACGTTTTCAGGGACGTAAACAAGTCCATCGCGTATAAGTTTAAACTTTTCTGGTTTGATCAGTCCTTCCATATCATAGGTTTTAACCCGTGAAATGTGTGGACCCCGTCGTCGCATTTGTGGCGCGATTTCAGGAAGGGACAAAATGCTCATATTTTTAGTAATATCAGAGTCTTGGTTGTTACAAGTCATTGTAACATGTCATGAACGTATAGCTTAGGTTGAGCACCATACATTTCCTGATGGAGATTAATACTCTTTAAACAAAAAGTGAGTGCACATGCAATGAACGATAGAATGTAAGGTTATTGCAACGGTTGACTAAAAT